CATGTTTATTTACCATCAATAATGTTGTTTCAATAAGATTATAATAACATTGCAATCTTATTAAGTAAACACTTTTATTAAAAATAATTAAAATATTTCTTATTATGTATAATTTTTGATATGATAATATGATTATTAAATGATCAAGGATTGATTATGCAAATTATTGTAAAAAAAATAAACGATTTAAAAGGATATGAAAACAACGCTCGTGTGCATTCTAAAGAACAAATTCAAGAAATAGTCGATAGTATTAAAAATTACGGTTTTAATGATCCGATCGAAATCGATTCTAACGACACTATTTTATCAGGGCATGCCAGAATTGAAGCTGCAAAAATGTCTGGATTAACTCAAGTTCCCACCATTTGTCATTCACATTTAAAATATAATAAACAAAAAGGTTACATTCTCGCTGCAAATAAAATCGCTCAAAATGCTACATGGGATTATTTAACATTGAAAGGTGAAATGAAATCTTTAGTAGATGCTGGTTTTGATATGAAATCAACCGGATTTTCTAAAGATGAAATTGATGAAATCCTTAAAAATAATATAGTCAATGAAACATTTTCAGATCCTGACGAAGTTCTCGAATTGAAACCAGATCCAATTACTAAATTGGGAGATATATGGATTCTAGGAAAGAATAGATTATCATGTGGAGATAGTACCGATATTAATTGTATCGATAAATTACTTAATGGGAATAAGCCAAATTTGATGGTGACTGATCCTCCTTATGGTGTTAATTACGATCCAGAATGGAGAAATAATTCAAGTCTAGGAGGAGAAAAAAGATCAATAGGAAAAGTAAAAAATGATGATTTAATAGATTGGACAGAGGCATATTCACTATTTACAGGGAATATCGTTTATATTTGGCATAATGGAAAATTTACGGATATTGTTGCAAATAATATTAAAAATTGCGGTTTTAACATAATAAGCCAAATAATATGGGCAAAGAATAATTTTGCTATTAGCAGAGGTGATTATCATTGGAAACATGAACCTTGTTGGTACGCTGTAAAATATGGTGAAAATCATAATTGGCAAGGCGCAAGAGATCAATCAACCTTATGGGAAATTAGAAGCACTTATCAAAAAGATGAAAATGAAAAAATAGGTCATGGAACTCAGAAGCCCGTTGAATGTATGCTTAGACCTATTTTAAATAATAGCAAAGAAAATGAATATATTTATGATCCATTCGGAGGATCCGGCACAACGTTGATTGCATGCGAAAAAAGCAATCGTTTTTGTTTGATGAATGAATTAGATCCTCATTATGTTGATATGATAATTAGACGTTGGCAAAAATTCACAGGTAAAAAATCAATTTTAGAAAGTACAGGAGAACCATTCAATGGCTAAACCTGGACTGGAAATTACAGACGAAATTTTATCTCAAATAGAAACAATGGCAGGTAATGGTCTAACTGAGCAGCAAATATACAGATTTTATGGAATAGGTCATAACTACTGGGCAAAATTAAAAAAGCAAAATAAAGCACTGCGAAGGGCATTTCACAAAGGAAAATCTCAAACACTTCTCGCTGTCTCAGGAAAATTAATGGAAATGATAAGAAGAAATGATCGAACAGCTATAATATTTTATCTAAAAACGCAGGGGGGTTGGAAAGAAAAAACTACAATAAATCTTCAAGGTGACGTAAAATCTAAAGATCTGGTCTTAAAGATTGAGACAGTTGACCCCATTGAGGCGTCAAAAATATATCAAAGAATCATGACAGGGAGCTAGTCAATGAGCGAAACAGTACAAGCCAACGATGGCGCGATGTTACCCCTCGACAGCCTAGCAACTCAGTTATTTTATTCCGGTGGTTTTATTTCTACTATTTCAGTGATATATGCTGGAAAAACATATGTACAAACTTTTCTAAATAATGGCACGAATATTATTTACATTTCAGGATGGGTGACCTCTTCAGCACCTGCAGGACAGCAAGTGATGGTTGATCAGAGCGGGAATATCATGGTCGATCAGAGTGGAAATATCATGGTGACACAATAATTTACAGGAGTTTATAGATGACAATTCAATGGACTGGTTTTCCTTCATCGGTTGTTGCGGGTTCTACAGATATTCTAGTGGGATTAGCCGGTGGAACAGCTAATGCACGTTTCAATGCTTCATCTTTTCTTTTTTCAGCTAATAATTTGTCTGATTTAACCGATCTTTCTAGTGCTCAGACTAATTTAGGGCTTGGTCAAGCAGCTTTAGAGAATAATAATTTTTTTCTTCAAGTAAGTAACAATCTTATAGATTTAGCAAATACAGCGACTGCAAGAGTAAATTTAGGTGTAGGTGCATCAGGAACTCATGCAGATAGTTTTTTCTTACAAACGGCTAATAACTTAAGTGATCTTGCTAGTTTGCCGACGGCTTTAACGAATTTAGGTTTAAGCTCTTCTAATAATGTGACATTTGCATCGATCACAACCACTGGTTTAAATATTTCATCTAATGCTAATAATTTAACAGCATTTGCGGGAGGGGGTCAATCTTCAGCGATTGCTTTAACAAAAGCATTTAATCGTGTGACTACAGTCGCAACTACAGGCGATAGTGTTAAACTTCCAGCAGCTTTAGCAGGTGAAAGCGTTGTTGTAATAAATGCAGCTTCATCCAATGCTTTGAATTGTTTTCCTGCGAGTGGAGATGCAATTAATGCATTATCTGCAAATACAGCGATTTCAATCGCAGCCAATTCAAAATTAACCTTTGTATGCGCGGTTAATGGAACATGGAATAGTTAGTATTTAAACAGTATAAAGGAATTATACTAATATGATAACCGCCTCAGATTTTTTGAAATGGTTGGAAATTTTTAATGTTAACTTTGGCGGTAATGTAATAACTATTCCAGTTTCTATAGCTCAAGGGGGAACAGGTGTAACATCCGTTACGATTGTTCCAACAGCTAATATGTGGGCAGGATGGGATTCACACAGAGACTTATCGGCAAATAATTTTATTTCTGGATATAACACAACAGTTACAGCAGCAGGAACAACCACACTTACAGTCGGAAGTACTTTTCAACAATTTTTCACAGGAACGACAACTCAAACGGTTTTACTTCCTGTTACATCGACATTAGTCGATGGACAATCCTTTTTTATCGTTAATAATTCAACAGGTGTTGTTACTGTAGAATCATCAGGTGCGAATACTATTCAAGCAATGGCTGCAGGCACAACTCTTATTGTTACTTGTATTTCTACATCAGGAACTACTGCTGCATCATGGTCTGCAAGCTATAACGCTCAAAATACATTAGGAATATTTTTAAGATTAACAGGTGGAACCATGTCAGGTGCCATCAATATGGGAAGTCAAAGCATCACAAATTTGACAAATCCTGTTAATCCTCAAGATGCAATGACATTGAATTATGCGGGATTGACTTATCTTGCATTAGCCGGTGGCACTATGACAGGTGCCATTAATATGGGTGCAAATAAGATAGATAATATGGCAGACCCAACGCTTGCGCAGGATGCTATGACGTTGAATTATGCTGGTGGTCATTATCTAGCCTTGGCTGGCGGTACAATGAGCGGTTCTATTAACATGAACAGCAATAGTATAACTTCTCTATTAAATCCTGTTAATCCACAAGATGCTGTTACATTGAGTTACTTACAAACATATACAGGCTCATATTTACCCCTCGCAGGGGGTACGATGTCAGGTACAATAAATATGGGATCTAATTTTATCACTAATCTTTTAGATCCGATAAATGCTCAAGATGCCGCGACTAAAAATTATGTAAATAATGTTGCAGCGGGATTAAGTCCCATACCTGGCGTGTATGCGGCATCAACCGCAAATTTAACGGGTTACATATACTTAAATGGTACAGCAGGAGTGGGAGCTACGTTAACAGCTCCGAGTAATGGGGTATTTATAGTTGATGGTGTATCGCCTTCCGTGGGAACAAGATTTTTATATAAAAATGACACCACTTATACAGGCACTGCTAATGGGATCTATACTGTCACTGTTTCGACTTCAGGATCACCCGCAGTCCTAACACGAGCTACAGATTATAATACGCCTTCTGATATTAGCGCTGGTGATTTAGTTTCAGTTGAATCAGGTACTGCTAATCAAAATTCATCATGGTATCAAACAGCCACCGTTGTAACGATAGGAACAAGCCCTATTGCATTTAGTGTATTTTTTAATCCATCTAGTTATGTTTCAAGCGCACTAAATAGCGCGAATATTTTTGTAGGAAATGGTTCAAATATTGCAACGGGTGTTCCGGTTTCCGGTGATTTAACTTTATTAAATACAGGCGCATTTACTGTATCAGCAATAAATGGAGTTGCTTTAGGGTCTACAACTGCAACAAGCGGAAATGTTCTAATTGGTAATGGTTCGTCTTGGGTAACTCATGCTATTAGTGGGGATGCAACTTTATCTTCAACAGGTGCTATAACCGTATCGTCAATCGGTGGAAAAGGAATAACACTTGCTAATTCATTTACAACCAGCGGTAATTTTCCGGTTATTCAAACTTATACAGGTCCTACAAATGTAACTTTTCCTACATCGGGAACGTTGGCAACAACTTCTCAATTGCCAACTTCCGCAGCCCTAACAGAATCAAATGATACGAATGTAACATTAACTTTAGGGGGAACACCTTCAACAGCATTGCTGCAAGCTGTTTCTTTAACTTTGGGATGGACGGGACAATTAGCTGTCAGTCGAGGTGGATCAGGTGCTGGAACTTTAACAGGTTTATTAACTGGTAACGGAACATCCGCTTTTACAGGTACCTCAATTACTCAATATAATATTTTAAGTGGAGGAGCGACCAATCTTCCTAATTCTATTGCTCCAAGTGCTACATCAGGTGTTCCTTTAATATCTCAAGGTAGTGCTTCACAACCTATTTTTGGGACTGCTTTGGTTGCAGGTGGTGGGACAGGTGCAACAAGTTTTAATACAAATGGGGTCGTGATATCTAATACTTCAGGTACTGGTGTTCTTGCTGCATTGTCTTTATCAGACGGTCAAATCGTAATAGGTTCTTCAGCAGGTGCTCCTACTGCTACAACTTTAACAGCCGGTACAAATATAACTATAACAAATGGTCACAATACAATTACCATAAATAGTACGGCTGTAGGAACAACAAATGTTAATCAAAATACATCTTCAGCAACATTAGCTCCTAATACTCGTTATATTACAAATAATGGAGCCTCATTAGTCACTTATACTTTAGCAACGAGTCCTGCAATAGGTGATACTTATTTTATTGTTGGTGGTTCATCAGGAGGATGGTCTATAGCGCAGAATGTATCTCAACAAATAAATTACGGAAATGTATCAACAACTGCCGGAACTGGTGGTTCTCTATCTTCTAGTAATCAAAATAATTGCGTAACAATTACATATGTTGGTTCTAATATCTTCACTGCTTATGAAACTCAAGGTAATCTCAATTATGTATAGGTTAATTTAACATGGCAACAAATAATTCTACTGATAACTATACAGCACTTACAACAAAAGGTGATCTATACGCATATAGTACTTTTGCAACAAGATTACCTATAGGTTCTAATTATTATTTTGTTCAAGCGGATTCTACTCAAGCAATTGGTTTAAGTTATCAGTTACCTATTTTACAAGATCAAATAGCTAGCAATACTCATATTGATTTTTTTGGCACAGTAGCTGGTGGAGATAGTGCTATATCGACAGCGACTTCAGGAACAGGTTCTAGTGCTGCCCTTGTTAATAGTATAGACAATGCACATTTAGGACTTATTAAGTTAGACATGGGAACTACGACGACTGGGCATGCATCTTGTTCTAGTAATAATACAGCGACTCCTATTTTATTGAATGGTGCCACCATTACAATTGAAACAGATATTTATTTAAGCGCATTAAGTAATGGAACAGATACTTACACATTAAATTTTGGAGTATTTGATACGTCTTATCCTTTTATTGCAAGTAATGGTGCTTATATAGCATATTCAAGTGGAGTAAATTCAGGAAATTGGACAGTTACAATTAATAATGCTACTTCTTTAACCACTTCAAATGGAAGTACTGCTCCAACGGCTGCAACATGGTATAAATTGAGATTAGTTATAGGAACAAATACTGTTACAGGTTATGTAGGAGTCGCTGGATCTGATTTTTCTTCTATAGCGACCGTCAATGCAACGTTACCTACTGCAAATTTGTTTTTTGCAGTAGGATTATTGAAGTCTGCTGGTACTACAGATACATTTGCATATGTTGACTACTTATCATCAAAAACAATTTATTCAACTAAGAGATAATTTATGGAATACAAGATTGAAACGGACTTAAATGGCAAAACTCATTTAGTTCATTACAATAATGATGATGGTGCTATCCTGATGACAGGATCGTTAGAAGAATGCAAAAATAAATTAATACAATTAATTAAAAATCGTCATAGAATAACACATATTACTTTTTCTGAAAATAGAGTGATAGATCATTCAAATGGAAACAAAGAATTAAGTTGTAAAGAATTTTGCAATTTTTAGGGAATAAAAATGGCAACAAATAATAGTGTTGATGTTCCATTATCCGGTCATACAGGAACTGGAGCATTCGTTGGTTCTATTTCACCAAGTTTGACGACTCCAACGTTGGGTGCAGGATTTTTTACCTCTTTGCAAACTTCAATTAATGGAGCAATTCTTTACGATAATGTCGGATTTCCTTTGTTGAGTTTTTTCACGTCTGGGGGAACCCCTGTTAATTCTATAGAATTTGCAAATGCTATAACATCAAATTCTCCATTAATACAAGCAATAGGAACTGATAGTAATATTTCTTTAGCAATAAACAGTAAAGGAACGGGGGGAATTCAACTTTCCGGTCAAACAAGCGGTTCTGCTTTTGCAAGTGGTTATGTGGGCGAAGTGATTTCAAGTATTATACTAACAGTTTCAAGTGTTAGTATAGTATCAGCTACAACAACAAACATGCTTCAAATTTCTGTTACTCCTGGAAATTGGGATTTATTTGGAAATTTTGTGATAAGTGGATCTACAGTATCAGAAGTCGCTTGTGCTATTTCATCAGTTTCTGCAACATTTCCTGATGAATCATATTGGTCATATGTAAATAATGCATCTGGAGCTGCTCTTTCAGCAGGCCCTGTTCCTACTTTTAATGTAAATATTTCTACTACAACAATTTATTATTTGGTAATTAACGCGGTAGTTACAGGTTCGGGAAAAATGTCTGGAGCAATATATGCAAGAAGAAGAGTTTAATAATAATATTAATTTTGGAGAAGTTTTAAATGTCAAATGAAGAATTAAACAAAGAATTAGAAAATTACAAAAATTATTTAAAAATAGCAAATGCTAAAATTGCAGCAGCGAATCATACATTGGGTTTATTAATGGGTGAAAATAATGAATTAAAAGCGTCTGTTATTTTATATCAGGAAAAAGAAAAAGAATTAATAAATCATAATAACACTCTTCAATTACAAATATCTGAATTAGATATTCAAATGAAACAAGAATTTAAAAAAGCTGAAGAAATGAATACCGAGTTTCAAAATAGAATAAATATTCTTGAAAGAAATTCACATGGAACTAAAGAAGATAGAGTCCATGCCTATTCCGTTTGAGTTTGATTTTAAAAATCCTGATTATATTTCAGTATTTAATTGGAGAATTAAAAGACTAAATGAGATAAAAAAAGATAAAAAAGTTTTGATGGGATTAAAGCAACATTATAAAAATAATCCTGCTCAATTTATTATCGATTGGGGAATTACCTACGATCCGAGAAATGTAGAAAAAGGACTTCCATCCATGTGTCCATTTCTTTTGTTTCCAAAACAAGAAGAATGGATCAATTGGTTTTTGGACATATGGAGACGTGGAAAGCCAGGGTTAACCGAAAAATCGCGTGAAATGGGATTGAGTTGGTTGACGATTGCATTAGCATCAACTATGTGCTTATTCAATGAAGGTTTAACAGTCGGATTTGGAAGTCGAAAGCAAGAATATGTCGATAAATTAGGTGATCCTAAATCACTGTTGCATAAATGCAGACAGTTTATTAATTGCTTACCTAGAGTATTTAAAGGATCATGGGATATTGACAGACATGCTCCCCATATGAGAATAAATTTTCCTGATACGGGTTCAATCATATCAGGGGAAGCAGGAGACGGAATCGGGCGAGGTGATAGAGCATCTTTCTACATTGTTGATGAAAGCGCATGGCTTCCACGTCCTGATCTAGTTGAAGCATCGTTATCACAGACTACGAATTGTCGTGTGGATATAAGCACCCCGCACGGCATGAATAACCCTTTTGCCCGCAAGCGATTTGCAGGCAAAATATCAGTTTTCACGTTCTCATGGCGAGATGATCCACGGAAGGATCAAAACTGGTATTTAGAAAAATGCAGAGACATTGATGATCCTGTTGTAATCGCGCAAGAAATTGATCTTGATTATTCAGCATCGATGGAAGGTGTTTTAATTCCGTCAGCTTGGGTTCAAGCATCAATAGATTCTCATTTGAAATTAAATATTAATCCAACTGGAAAAAGTGTTGCTGGATTAGATATTGCCGATCAAGGAAAAGATAAAAATGCTTATTGTGCAAGATATGGAATTTTAGTTAATGTGATGGAAGAGTGGAGCGGCAAAAATGATGACATTTTTGGTTCAGTTGAAAAAGCTTTTCATTTTTGCGACTTACATAATATTGATATTGTTCTTTATGACGGCGATGGTCTTGGTGCTGGCGTTCGAGGAGATGCTCGTATCGTCAATGAAAAACGACAATCAAATAAACAACCATCGGTGTTATTTTCTCAATTCAGAGGATCAGGATCTGTAATAGATCCAACGCGTGATCCATTAGAATTTTTTAGTAGCGTTAAACCGGCAGGTCGTGGCAGGACAAATGAAGATTATTTCTATAATGCAAAAGCTCAAGCATGGTGGGATTTAAGATACAGGTTTCAAGAAACATATAAGGCAATCAATGGAAAAACAGATTTTAATCCTGATAATCTTATAAGTATTTCTAGTAGTATAAAAAATCTTAATAAATTAATAAGTGAAATATCACAGCCTACTTATTCAGAAAATAATGTAGGTAAAATATTAGTTGATAAAATGCCGGATGGATCAACATCACCTAATTTAGCAGATGCCTTAATGATTTGCTTTTCTAGACAAAAACGGATTGCGGGGTTCTGGACATGATAAAGGAATTTTTTAAACGATTTAAAAAACCAATAGAACAAAAAAAAGAACAAATAAAAGAAAAACCACGGCAAATATTAGGGTTTAACAGTTTTTCAACAGATGACATGATTTCAAAAATTGAAACTATTTGGGAAAATACTTTTCAAAATAGTATTCGTCCAGAAGTTAAATACACGATGGATTCCAATAAGTTCAGTTTTGCAATGGATAATGTTCAAAGTATTAAATCATCATTTTATGGTAATCAAGTTATCCCTGTGCCTCAAATGCTATGGTATGCAAATAAAACATTTATAGGATATCAATTGTGCGCCATGCTAGCTCAGCAATGGTTAATATCAAAAGCGTGCCTAATGCCAGCGGAAGATTCAGTTAGAAAAGGTTTTGATGTGACTGTAAATGACGGAACAGATATTGATCCTAAAATTTTAGACAAAATGAGACAATTGGATATTGAATATAGATTAGAACATAATATGGTTCAATTTTTGCAATTCGGTCGAATATTTGGGATAAGAATTGCAATGTTTAAAATTGAATCAGATGACAAAGAGTATTATTTTAAACCTTTTAATCCTGATGGTGTTAAACCTGGAAGTTATAAGGGAATATCGCAAATAGATCCCTATTGGATAAGTCCGCAACTTGATCCAGAATCAGCCGGTGATCCATCAAGTATCGATTTCTACGAACCGACCTGGTGGAATATTGCTGGTAAATTAGTACATAAATCACATCTCATTTTATATCGAACAGAAGAAGTGGCCGATTTATTAAAGCCATCCTATATTTACGGCGGAATTCCAATCCCTCAAAAAATATATGATCGTGTTTATTCAGCGGAACGTATTGCTAACGAAGCACCTATGCTTGCGCTCACAAAAAGAACCGATGTCATCAATATTGATCTAGCTCAAGCTATCGCCAATCAACCTAATAATCCCGTATCCAATCAAGGATTTGCATCTCGTATTCAAGAATGGGTGAATCTTAGAGATAATTATGGAATAAAAATATTAGGATTAGAAGAAAAGATGTCTCAATTTGATACCTCTTTGGCTGATTTAGATGAAGTCATCATGACTCAATATCAATTGGTCGCAGCAGCCTCAAATGTTCCTGCTGTTAAGTTATTAGGAACATCACCAAAAGGTTTTAATGCAACAGGAGAATATGAAGAGGCAAGTTATCATGAAATGCTTGAAAGCCTTCAATTTCACGCCTTAACACCTTTAATTCAACGGCATCATTTATTATTAATTCGATCCGAAATATGCCCTGAATTTAATATTCAGCCTTTCGATACATCAGTTCAATGGAAACCGTTGGATGCAATGACCGCCGAAGAATTAGCGATATTAAATAAAACAAAAGCTGAAACCGGACAAATTTTAATGACAAGTGGCGCGATAGACGGAAATGATGAACGACAACGTTTAATAGTTGATCCTGAAAGTGGCTATAACGGAATGGAAGATGAAGAAATAAATGAAGAAAATGAAGAATTAAATAATCAAAATAAAGAATTTATGGAGGAAAAACCAGGTGACAATTGATAATTATGAAATAAAAGAAAAAGAACCTATTAATCATGAAAGAATGATAAAAAGAATTCAAATGGAATATAGAAGATTTGAAGATTATTTAAAAAATATAAATAATCGAGAAATGCAATTATCAATTGTTAGATTGCAAGAATCGGCACACTGGGCATTTCATGCAATAATGAGAGATCAATCAGAAAAAATGGAAGAAAAAAAAGATGGTTAAATCACTCACATTAACCAAAAAAAAGAGTAAATGGGTAGAAAATAGGAATGTTATATTGCGTGGTCAACAATTAAATTATAACGTTTCAATACAAAGAAAATATACTTTAGAATTAAAAAAAATGGTTAAGAAAATGGTTTATGAAACAAATAATCAATTAAAAAAATTATTCAAAGGAGAGATTGCTGATGATTTTTTTGATGATCAAAAAGAAATATCTAAAATAACGATGGATGCTAGTATTTCATCTCAAGCTAGAATTTTAACAAATTATTTAATGAATAAATTTAATAAATTATTTTCATTAAAAGCTAAAGATTTAGCTAATAAAATGGTTATAAATTCTAGTGAATCAAGTAAGTCAAATCTTCATAGCAGCTTAAGAAAATTAAGTGGTGGATTGTCAATAAAAACAGGAATTGTTCCAACAGGAATGGAAGATATTTCAACTGCTATTGTTGCAGAAAATGTTTCATTAATAAAATCTATACCACAAGAATATTTTAAAAATGTGACAGGCGCTGTAATGCGTTCAATTACAACAGGAAATGGATTAAAGGATTTAGTTCCTGAAATAAAAAAATATTCAAGTCAAACACAAAGACGAGCTGAAAATATTGCTTTGGATCAAACAAGAAAAGCTTATAATAATATTAACAAACAAAGATTAGTTAATATTGGAGTAAAAAAGTTTGAATGGATACATAGTTATGGCGGTGTAACGCCCAGAAAATCTCATATTAAAATAGATAGACATATATTTTCTTTTGAAAATTTAGAATCTGAGCAAGCAGCTTTAGGTGTTCCAGAATCAGATCGTGGATTGCCTGGAATGCCGATAAATTGCAGGTGTACAATAAATCCAGTTATTGATTTTTCAGATCAAGATGAATAGATAGGAGGCATAGGATATGCCGTTAAAATCAGGAACAAGTGAAAAAACGTTAGGTAAAAATATCGCAGAATTGGAAAATTCTGGATATAAACCTAAGCAAGCACAAGCCATCGCTTTTTCAAAACAGAGAGAATCTAAAGACGATGACAAAGGCGAAACATTCAAAATTTATGATAAAGAACCTGAAACATCTAGAAATTCAGATTTTAACGGATGGATAGAAATTAAAGGGAATCCCATTAGTAAAGTTGGTGTTTTCCCTTACTCAGGGGCACAAATTAGTCCTGATTTGGAACCTGATAGAATTTACCAAGTTTATAGACCTGAAGAAGAGCTTTCTAATACAGAAACAATTGAATCGTTTAAATTGTTGCCGTGGACGGATGAGCATGCCATGCTTGGTTCCGAAGATGAAGGAATGTTACCTGCAGAAAAAAAAGGAATTCATGGTGTAATTGGTGAAGATGTTTATTTCGATGACGGCTATTTAAAAGCCAACATAAAGATATTTTCTGAAAAGCTTGCAAATTTAATAGAACAAGGAAAAAAAGAATTATCGATAGGATATAGATGCTTGTACGATTTAACTCCTGGGGTATATAATGGACAACATTATGATGCAATTCAACGAAGCATAAGGGGAAATCATTTAGCTTTAGTTGATGAAGGACGTTCAGGATCGGACGTTGCAGTTTTGGATAAATTCACATTCACACTAGACGGCAAGGAGCTTCTAATGGCTGATCAAGAAAGAAAAGATGAAACCGCAAAAGATGACATGATGACTCTAGAGGAATGCGTGGGAGCCATTAGAAATTTGCAAGAAATGCTCGGTAAAATGTCGCCTGCTAAAATTGAGGATGAAGAGGAAGAAGGCAAAAAAGAATTATCCGAAGAATCAGCAAAAGAAGGCGATGCAAAAGACGAAGAAGGTGAATATAAAAAATTCGTCAATAAAGCCGAAGTTGAAGATGATGACAATGATACTTTGGAAGAAGAAGAATTGTCACAAGATGAAAAAGGCGACACTGAAAAGAAAGACGGTGATATGGAAAAGCCTGCTGATAAAAAAGGTAAAGATTCAAAAGGAATGGATGCAGCACTATTCTTCAAAGAATTAAGCATCAAAACAAAATTGGCTGAAAGACTTTCACGTCATATTGGTACTTTTGATCATACCGAAAAAACTCATAGTGAAATCGCTAAATACGGAATTAGAAAATTAGGTCTTAAATGCAAACCTGGTTATGAAATTCCTATGTTAGAGGGATATTTGGCAGGAGCAAAAACGAATTCAATTTCTCGTACCGCACAAGATTCAAGTATTAAATCTAACTGTATTGATAGCTATTTAAAAGGAGTTAAATAACATGGGTTTTCAAAGTGCAGTATTTATAAATCAAGGTGCGGGTGTTCCTGGAGAACAATATTCTGATAGCCCGTGGAGAGCGCAATCTTATACGATTGATTCAGCTTTGGCATCTTATAATGTCATTGGATCAACATTTTGCTCTATTACATCACAAGGTTTTGTTGCAGCAGGAAATACCGGCGGTACTGGAGTATTTGCAGGTCTTTTAGTTGATCCTAAAGATATTGCATTGTTTGGAACAGGCGGTATTCCTTTAGCACCTACTTTAGTTGTTCCTAATTTTACTCAAGTTGAATGTGCAACAATGGGTAGTTTCTTTGTGACATTACCAGGTGCTGCAAATATCGGTGATTGGGTTATCTATGATCAAACGACTGGCGCAATTTCTACCGTTGCACCAACGACATCTTTACCGAGTGGCAAGTCATGGGCAAATGCTTTCGTGGATTATTTCACGGTAACAGGTGCCGGACTTGGTGTAATTACTTTAAATCCAGGAGTCGGTCAACCCACAGCTTAATCAATGAATGATTAACTTTTAGAAAAGGACATTTTATTATGATGAGTCATGCACGTTCTGAACGATGCTATATCCCTGGAAAAAATTTTAAAGCACTTGATGATTTTAATGCATCAGAATTTCGATCTTTACCCAAAATAGGAATTAATATCAGCCATCATTCTGTTAAAAATATGATGGATGGATATAAGCAAGCTCTCGATAATTTGTATGCAATGGATGCTGTTCAACCTACAGTTACCGTAGGATCAGTTGGCACACCCGTACAATTTTTGCAAAATTGGCTGCCAGGATTTGTGTTTGTAATTACAGCAGCTCGTAAAATTGATGACATTATTGGTCTGATGATTACGGGATCTTGGGAAGATGAGCAAATCGTACAAGGTATTTTAGAACGTACAGGTGCAGGTCAAGTTTATGGTGATTATACGAATGTGCCATTATCGAGTTGGAACGTAAATTTTAACTATCGTACTGTTGTTCGTTTTGAAGAAGGTATGAAAGTTGGTGTTTTAGAATCAGCTCGCGCTGCACGTATGCTTGTTGATGATTCAGGCATGAAGCGTGAAGCTGCAGCTTTAAATTTAGAAATTAATCGCAATGCGGTAGGTTTCTATGGTTTTAATTCAGGTGACAATAATACTTACGGATTTTTAAATGATCCAGGTTTATTAGCTTATACAGAAGTTGCAGTCGGTGCATCGACATCAACGCTATGGTCAACTAAAACGTTTTTAGAAATATGCAAAGACATTCGTACGGCTATTGTTACATTAAGAACACAATCGCAAGATACGATTGATCCTGAAAAAGTTGATTTGACGTTGGCTATTTCTACCGATGCTGTTGACTATTTATCAACCACTTCTGATTTTGGTATTTCGGTTCGCGATTGGTTACGTGTCGCTTATCCTCGTATTCGCGTTGTATCGGCTCCTCAGCTTAACAATGCATACACTAGCGATAATGTTTTCTATCTTCAAGCAGACAAAATTGATGATATGTCAACCGATGGCGGGCGTGTATGGATTCAACCTGTACCTACAAAATTCCAAGTTTTAGGTGTTCAACAATTAGCCAAGGCATATGAAGAAGATTATTCTAATGCAACTGCTGGCGCAATGTGCAAAAGACCATTCGCTGTAACGAGATGGTTCGGAATATAATTTTTAAATGGAGTTTTAAATGGTTGCATATGTCTATAGTACGGCGACATGTTCCGGTACGTATGTTGAATATCAAAAAGTACATGCAATAAGTGAAAATAAATCGACTCCTGGCCATAATACGATTGTAGGAGAGTAACAATCAATGGTGGTCATGGCGTGGCTACCAAGCATTTATTTACACCCAAAGGGGTTGTGACACAAGTCAGTGATGATGATTTAGAATTTTTACTTCAAAATAAAAGTTTTCAAAGACATATGAAAGCCGGATTTTTAACTTACGATAAGAAAAAAATTGAACCAGAAAGAAAATCGGCAAATATGGCACAAAAAGACGGATCAGCACCCATGACACCTAAAGATTTTGAACCAGGTGATCTAGGTGATGAATCTACCCCGACATTTAAAGGATTGCCCAAAAGCAAGAGATAGATAATGCCTTATACATTGCTAACGTTCGATTATGCACTTTTTCAAGCGCAATGTCCGGCGTTTGCAAATCCTGTTACATATCCCGAAGCATTGATGCAAATGTATTGGGATATTGCCATTAATTATATTACGAATGTTGCAAATTGGGGTGCATTACAAGGAACCACTAGGCAATATGCAATAAATTTAATGGTTGCTCATTTAGCATTTTTAGCCGGAATAATTGCGTCAGGTGCGGGAAACACTCAAGTACCTGGAATGATGCAAACGGCAACAATTGATAAAGTTACTGTTGGTTTAACACCTCCTCCACTCCCTAATCAGTTTCAATGGTGGCTTGGTTTAACGCCATATGGACAAATGTTATTATCACTTTTACAGGTTAATTCGGTAGGTGGTTTTTACATTGGTGGAAGTCCTGTTCGTGCTGAAATGGGATATCCAGGATATGGAAATTGGTTCGGATGTGGAGGAGGTGGTTGGTGGAGATAAAACAAATCCCTGGCGAATCAGGAAAACTATTAGAATCAGCATTAAAAAAATTGCAGGATAAAATATGCAAAGTTGGATGGATTGAAAAATCTAAATATCCGTCTACAAAATACCAAAAAAATCCTGCATTCGTTGCAGAAGTTGTTGTTTCAAATGAATTTGGAAATCCATCAAAGAATGTGCCTGCTCGCCCTTTTATGCGTCCGACTATTGTTCGAGAAGAAAACGCATGGAAAAAAATAGGATCAGATGGTGCGAAGAAATTATTAAAAAATCAATTAAAATTAGAAGACATTTTAGACGCTATAGGTGCTAAATCATCTGCTGATATTAAAAAAACAATTAGTCAAATTTGGTCGCCATCATTAAAACTGTCTACTATAAGAAATAGAATATCAAAATATTCTGAAAGTCCAGATTTAGCCCAATCAACTAGAAAAAGTCGAAAAGAAAAACTTAAAAAATTTGTTCCGGCAGGATTATATAAACCATTGATTGATACAGGTCTTATGTTAGCTACATTGACTTATAAGGTAGAAAATGAATGATACCTGGCGCAAATCTTTTAAATATGGCATTTCGAATCATTGCGCAAGAAAATGTTGTTTATTATAGAGATTTAGGTCGTATTCAAAATATTATAGGTCAAGATGTCACGGAATATGATCCTGGCACAAAAATGAGCGGAAGCTTTCAACCCGTCCCTCGAAATCTTTATACAGTTTATGGTCTTGATTTTCAAAAAAGTTATTACACATTTTATACAAGTAATAATTTATTGGATCTTGCGAGAAACATTTCTGGTGATCAAATCGCATTTAATGGTCAACGGTATCAATGTGAATCAGCTAATGATTGGTTCATGATTGATGGCTGGAAAGGTGTTTTATGCATACATATTGGAAATGATAATGCAGATCAACAAGTATGGGGATTTAGTTCAAAAAACAATCCTAATACTTATTTGAATTTTGGCAATGGGAATTTCTTGGGAGGGAATGAATGACTACTCTCAATGATAATCAATTAATACAGATATTTTTACCCATTATTCAAAATGGATTAACTGCTGATGGTTTTTTGAATGTGATTGTCAAACAATCAAATCAACCGACACAGCAAGGTATTAATACATCTTCAACGGTTTATTTCTTTAAAGTTGCAAGCAAAAGATATGGTTTTTTGGGTCGTTATGACAAATGGAAAAATAGTCAAATGACTCACACAGAAGTTCAATACATGGAAACAACTTTTCAAGTTTCAGCGTTAGTATTGCAATATCCTATTACACCAAATCAATATACCGCATCTGATTTGGTTTATGAAGTATCTAGCATTATGCAAAGTGATAACACTAGAGATATACTGAACAAATCAGGAATAGGAATATTGAGAGTTACAGACTTATTGAATCCTTATTTTTTAGATGATAGAGATCAATTTGAGGCATCTCCGTCATTTGATTTTGTATTGACTTATGAGAATACAAGGCAATCAACAAGTCCTATAATCACGAATTATGATTATAATATTATCCCTGTTTGATGATAGGGAAGATTAATTAAAAGGGAGTTTTAAATATGGCTATTTCTATCACGAATTATGTCGATATTACATCAGGCGTAGGTGGTGCCTCAATTGTTGTGACTCGATCATTGGTCGCTCGTTTATTTACCGCAAATCCTTTATTACCACCACAAACAGTAGTTTCATTTGATAATGCAGCAGAAGTCGCAAGTTACTTTGGTTTTCAATCCGAAGAATATTTAAGAGCCGTATTTTATTTTTCATGGATCAGTAAAAATCAAACACAACCACAATCTATTCAATTTGCAAGATGGGTTCAAACGGCTGTTGCACCTGTTATTATTCCTTTACAAAATAATGGAAGTCTGCTTGCTAATTGGACGTCTATTAGTTCTGGATCATTTATTTTAACGATGGGCGGATTTACTTTTACTCTAAGTGGTTTAAATTTTACAGGTGCAGGAAGTCTTGCTGCAGTGGCGACTATTATTGAAAATGCAATTCAAGCAGAATCTGGTGGTGGTGCTATGTGGACATCTGCGACTGTTACCTATCAATCATCATTTGATGGTATTAATTATAGTGGTTTTTTCCTAACAGGTGGAGCAAATGGTTCTGTTTCAAATCCAATTAATGTTGTTGTGGGTGGTGGTGGGACGGATATAACAGGTATTGGACTTCTCGGTTGGCTTCCTGAATCATCCAACATTAACGGTAATTTTTTAGCGGGTGCTATATGGTCCACCGGATCTGCGGTTGAAACGATTACTCAAACTTTAATTAACTCATCTGATGCATCAAACAATTTTGGTTCATTTGCATTTTTAACAAATTTAAACATTACTTTACAGAATGTCTATGATGCAGCGATTTGGAATCAAACGCAGAATGTCGTTTATATGTTTTCTGTTGCCGTATTACCATCCAATGTTAACACATGGACATCAACAACGCCTCCTGGTGTTGGCGCAATAGAAGGTGTTGGATTAACATTATCGCCAGCTATTACAACCGTTTTATTGGCAACTCTAGTTAGCAGCTCAAATCTTGTAACGCTCGATAGTAATTCAGGTTTAACGATTGGGATGCCGATTTCAGGAACGGATATTCCATCCGGTACTGTTGTTCAAAGTTTAGTAGGAACAACTCAAATTACAATGTCAAATGCCGCCACCGGAAGTATTACAGAAAATATTACATTTTCAACTCTTCAATTTCCAGAAATGTTTCCAATGATGATTGAGGCTGCAACAGATTATAACGGAACTAATACAGTCCAAAATTATGAATATCAACAAGTTGCAGGTTTAACGCCTAGTGTTAGCACAGATGCTAGTAAAGCTGCATATGATAGCATTAATGTGAACTATTATGGCGTGACACAACAAGCCGGTCAACAAATTGCTTTTTATCAAAATGGCAATTTACAAGGAGAATCCATAACTACGAATTTAATTGGCATGAATGTTTATGTTAATGAAATTTGGCTAAAGGATGCAGAAACTGTTGCCTTAATGAATTTATTATTATCTGTTACTGAAGTGCCTGCAAACAATCAAGGAAGAAGTCAGATTTTAGCAACGTTACAAACGGTAATAAATCAAGCACTAAATAATGGTGTTATAAGTGTAGGTAAACAATTAAATTCAACGCAAAAAGCATTTATTTTTGATGAAACAAATGACCCATTAGCTTGGTATCAGGTACAAAATAATGGTTATTATGTTAACTGCGTTATTACATCTTCAGGAAATCCTGCTGTTTATACCGCAACATATACATTAATTTATAGTAAAGATGACGTAGTAAGCAAGATTACAGGGACGCATACGTTAATATAATTTCATGGAGTGAAATAAAATGCAAAATATTTCAGGTTTTGGTTTATTAATTAATATTATTGCGTCAAACAGTTTTCCAGTTGGTCTTTTAATTACTGAATTTGCTGATGATTCAGATCCTTTCGATTTACCATCTATCCAAATTGCTGACAAAGCGATGGGATTAAATGGCGATCTAATCATTTGGTCAAAAGCAAATCCTATTATTGTAACATTAAATGTCATTCCAGGAAGTTTCAGTGATCTCAATTTAGCCGTTTTATTAGAAGCTAATCGTGTCGGTAAAGGTAAAACAGGCGCGAGAGATATTATTACAATGACAGGTATATATCCTAACAATACACCTATTACTTTGATTAACGGCGCAATTACGGATGGTCTACCAGGAAGTGCCGTTTCAAGTGCTGGAAGATTGAAGTCGAAGTCATATCAATTTGCATTTGAAAATAAAATAGGCGGATTATGATTGAACCGAAAGAAATAGAAATTGATGGAAAAAAATTTATTATCTCCAAGTTTCCGGCAGTTGCGGGACGAGAAATTATCGCACGTTATACTGGATCGGCAATTCCTAAAATTGGAGAATATAAAACAAATAATGAAATAATGCATAAGATGAT